TGTTAACCAAGGTGATTGGGTGGTTGGATTTTTTATTGATGGTGAACAAGCTCAGCAGCCGGTAGTTCTTGGATCAATTGTTGGTAAACCAGAAGAACAAGCAAATCCAAATCAAGGGTTTTATGATCCAGCTGGAATCCATCCAAGGTTTCCAGGTGAAGGTACAAACGCAAGACATGCAAGAGGTGAAGTAGGAACAGAAGATAGAAATGCTGTAGCTTATTCAAGGGCCTCTGCCACTCCAAATATTCCTTCTGCAGATGGAACTAAGTTTGCAGAACCATTATCTGAGTTTGATGCAAGATATCCATTTAACCATGTGATAGAGACAGATGCCGGCAATGTTATTGAGTTAGATGATACACCAGGAGCAGAAAGAATCCAAATATTCCATAAGAGGGGATCATTTGTTGAATTTCATCCTAATGGATCAATTGTCCATAGAGGAGCAAAGGATCGTTACCATATAGTTTTTGAAAATGAAAATCTATATGCTGGTGGTAATATGAACATGTCTGTAGTTGGAGCAGTTAATATTTTATCTGGTGCTAACACTAACATCTCTACTGGCGGCGATGCTACATGGAGAGTTGGTGGTAACCTAAGAATGGATATTGGTGGAAACTTTGATGTTGCTGTTGCAGGATCAACCAATATTGACTCAGGTGGTACTGCATTAATTTATTCCGGTGGCAATGTGGAGCTACAAGGTAGCCAGGTGCACTTCAATAAACCATCGCCAAGACAGCTTGGCTCTATTAATGCCCCTGAAACAATTACTAAGTCATCTGGTGGTCCAACTGTATTTGAAATTCTTGCTCAAGATGATGATGAACCAAAAACAATTGAAGAATATAATGCAATTCTCATAGCAGCTGGATTACCTCCTGCTAACACTGCACCAGCTACAGAAGGTGATAAAGCTAGACCAGAAGCTGGTGGCGAAAAGAAAGATGTTAAGTGTGGAGCTATTCAATTGCTTGATGATTACTCTAAAGTTAAGGTATCAAAAAACTTTACTCTTGCAGATTTCACGCAAGGTGGTAAAAGAAAATTACAAGCTCATATGGGTTCAACAGAAGCAGATATTTTATGTAACATTGTTAAGGTAGCTGAGAATATTTGCGAACCAATCAAAGCTGCTGGTATTAAATTCAATATTACATCATGCTGGAGAAGACCAGGCGATGCACCAGGAAGTAAGGCAACATCGGACCATAACTTTGGTAGAGCCATTGATATTAATGTTCTTGGTATGTCAGCGTTTGAGGGTGCCAACAAAATATATCAAATTGTTGGTAAGATATCCAAACAATTCCTGCTAGAGTATGCTGCAGGACCTGGTTGGATTCATATTGCATTTCAAGAGGGTAATAAACATGTATTGCCAATGGCTACATTCAGAAATAATGCAGTGTATGCCCGCAATGAATTTATTGACTTGAAGCCTGGGGTGAGAGCAGGATGACGGCAGTAGCAAGAAAGGATGACAAGGTTTATTCACCAACTGGTATAGGTACACGATGTGGTAACCCAGTTGATACAGCTGTTGGTGAAGTAAATTTAGCTTCAGTGTTTGCCAACAATAAACTGATTCCTGTTAAGGGAAACAAAATAGCTCCACATAAAAGAAAGGGCTGTGAGCCTGACGAGTCTATACTAGACAAATACTCGCCTAATGTTTTTATTGGTGGTAAAGAGATAGGAAGAAAGGATGATCATTATGCCACAGGTACCCCTGAGCAGAATACAATCACTGAAGGATCACCAAATGTATTTGCAAATGGTTAATATAAATAACCTTGATACTGGGGATTCATATGTCTAGCTATACAAAAACAACTTCATCTTTTATCAAGAAAAATGTTAGATATTCGGATCTAAGCATTAACTTTGGTAAAAACCCTTTTAATAGTGATGTTAATAGGATAACAGAAGTTGATAGCGTTAAAAGATCTGTTAAAAGTCTTATATTAACAAATAGATATGAAAGACTGTTAGATCCTGGTATTGGTGGAAACATTAGAGCACTATTGTTTGAACCAATGTCCACAATGACAACTACAGTTTTAGAAGATTATATCACCGATACAATTAAGAATTATGAGCCGAGAGCAATCCTAGATAAGGTGGTTGCCGACCCTGATTATGATAGAAACTCGTACGAAGTAACAATACAATTCAGAATTAACTCAGTCGAGCAACCCCAAACACTAACAGTTGCTCTTGAGAGGGTAAGATAATATGGCAAATGGATTCCTAACAACCTCAGAGCTAGACCTACAAAGCTACAAAACTAGCCTAAAGACATTCCTAACTCAGCAAGATCAATTCAAAGACTATGACTTTGAAGGATCAAACATGGCTGTGTTACTAGATCTTCTAGCTTATAATACTTACATGAATGGTGTGTATCTAAACCTTGTTGGTAGTGAAATGTTCTTGGATACTGCCCAGCTTAGAGAATCTATTGTATCTCATGCTAAGGAATTAAACTATACTCCTCGTTCTAGAACATCTGCGGTTGCATACATTGACTTAACTATCACACCAACAGATACTCCTGATTCTATTACAATTCCAAAGTATTATGAAATAAATGGTAGAACAGAAGATGATACAACATATTTCTTTACCACGGATGAGGCCATTATAATTAGAGCTAACAATAACGTCTATAAGGCAGCCAATGTTGCTGTGTATGAAGGTAATATTGTTAAAGAAATTTTTATTGCTAACTCCTCAACACGCTATCTACTACAGTCTGCTAATGTTGATGTTCAATCAATTAGTGTAACAGTGAAAGAATCAAATACAGCAACTATAGAAACAAAATTTAATAAGGAAACATTTTTATTTGGCTTAGATAACACTGATAATATTTATTTTATTCAAGGTGCTGAAGACCATTTGTTTGAAGTAGTATTTGGTAATGGAGATATTGGTAATGCATTAACAGATGGTAATTTAGTCACAATTAATTATAGAGAAACAAATGGTTTAGATGCAAATGGTGTTGAAAGATTTACAGCTCCCAATGCAATTCAAGGATATACAAATATTGCTCTAACAACTGTATCTCCAGCTTCTCAAGGTGCCGAGCATGAAACAGACGAAGAAATTAAATTTAATGCACCCCGCTTCTTCCCAACACAAAATAGAGCTGTAACAGTAGAAGATTATATTGCATTAACAAAGCAAGCATTCCCATCTCTAGAAATTGTTACAGCGTATGGTGGTGAAGAGACTGAACCTAAGCAGTATGGTAAGGTAATTGTTGCTGCAAAACCAATTGGTGGTATCAAACTACCTACACCACTAAAAACACAAATTTTTAATTTCCTCAAAGAAAGATCTGCAATCTCTATCGATCCAGTTATTGTAGATCCGGAATATTTCTTTGCTGAAGTTGTAACAGAAGTTCTTTATAATATTAATTTAACAACAAGATCACAGAGAGATATTGAAGCGCTTGTTGAATCAACTATTATTAATTTTGGTAATACTAATCTTGCCAAATTTGGTTCTGATCTAAGATACTCAAAATTAATTAAAGCAATTGATGATTCAGAAACTGCTATCATTAGTAACAATACAGAATTAAGAATTGTTAAAGATGTTGAAGTAAATACAGGTGTTCCAGCAAGAATTGCTTTTTCTTTTGAAAATGAATTGAAGCAAGAAGTATCTTCAACAAGAAAAATTTATGAGGATACATCATCTACAATTGAATCTTCTCTCTTTACATTCAATTTAAATAATGTTGATTTTCTTGCTAAGATTAAAGATGACACACAAGGCAATTTAATGATTGTTTCTACTGTTAATGGCGTAGTACAACTATTAAAAGATAGAATTGGTACTGTAAATTACACAAACGGTACAATATCAATTGGTCCTATTATTTTTGAAGATGTTGGTTTAGATAATGAATTAAAAATTTATGGTAAGACAAAAAAACTTGACCTAGAAACAAATGCCAATAAAGTACTTCAAATTGAGGCCAGTTACCTAGTTGTCACAGCTCGTGGTATTAGAGCATAATGAAAGAATTAGAAAAGTTTATATCGCCATTCATTGCAAGTCAATTTCCTTCAATCTATAAGGAAGAAGGCCCATTATTTATTGACTTTGTTAAAGCGTATTTTGAATGGCTTGAAAGTAGTGACCAAGTTACCTATGATTCAAGGAGATTGTTAGAGTATAGAGATATTGATAAAACAATAGATGTGTTTATTAATAACTTTAAAAAGAAGTATATGTTTCCTATCCCAGAAGATATTGCTGGTGATAAGGTCTTACTACAAAAACATATTAAAGAAGTATATGGATCAAAGGGTACAGAGCGCGGCCTAAAACTATTGTTCCAATTATTGTTTAGTGATAGTGTAACTGTATATAGACCAGGCGATGATGTTTTAAGATTATCAGATGGA